CTAAACTATCCAAGCGATAATTCAAACAGAATATCAGAAGAACATCAAAACCCTTGGAAACCCAGTGTTTTCAAGGGTTTTTCTTATTTTTGGATTCACAGAAAAGTGGTGTGAAATCGTGTGAATTTGGGTGCGTGAAACACAAATGACACACATGTGAAACACACAAAAAGTGCTGTCTTGTGCAAGACTTTTGGTGTCTTGTGCAAGACAAAAAAGGCAAGAAAAAAGGATGTCATCAGACACCCTTTTCCTTACAGTATTTTATTATTTCAGACCTGACATCCTTCTTGGTTCTGCAATGGACAGTGTGTCCATCTTTGAATATTACATCATAACCATCATGCATGTTCCCCTGAATGCCTGAAAGCATTTCCCTGTTCTTTTCTGCAATTTGCATTGAATCAAACATTCCTTCTTGGTCTTTTCTGACCAAGTCCTGAATATAAGCATTGATTGACATTCCCTTTTCAGAAGCAAGATCTTTGATGATTGTTTTCATTCCTTTTGGAACAGCAAGGTGAATTCTTTCATAATGGTCATTATAGAACTGCTGCTTGTATTCTGTTCTTTCCATGACATCACCCCTTCATCAAATCATGTTGATTGCTTCCAACAATGCTTCAATTTCAAAATGGGTGTAAACTGTTTGTGTAACACCTTGACCCTTGTGACCAACAATTTTCTTGACCATTCTTTCATCAACCCCTGCATCTGCTAAAAGAGAAACACAGGTGTGTCTTGTGTCATGCGGTCTATGGAACATGTTCATCTGTTCCATCAAAGGTGTCCAATAAGAATCATAATAGTTTCTGTATTCAAAATGTTTTCCATCAGGTGTTGAAAGTAGATATTCACAATCATTCTTATCCATCCATTCCTGGAAGAATGGAAGAATCTTTTCATTGATTGGAACTTTTCTGATTCCTGCTTCTGTTTTGGAAGCAATGACATCAAACCATTTTTCTTCCAGGTTCACATGTTCCTTTTTCAGATCAAGCAGTTCTGAAATTCTGACACCAGTATAAAGTAGCATCAGGACAACCTTGAAATATTCATTGGTGTCCTTCCATTTCCAAACAACCTGGACTTCCTTCTTGCTGAAAGGCTTTCTGTTGTATGCATTTGGGTTTCCTGCTTTGTTTATATCAACATATCTGATCATATCCCTTTTTTCTTGTGGAAGGATTTCATGCATCACACAATAGTCCCACATCAGACCCCACATGTTTTTCAGCGTTTTCAAAGTAGGGGTGTTTTTCCCTGATTCATCAACCACTGTTTGAAGATGATCAAGTTTGATGTCCACCATTCGCATTCTGTCCAGTTTTCCACAAAGTTTATATGCTGCCTTATATCCATTGGTGTCCTTGATTTTTTCAAAGTGGATTTCAGACCATTTGTCATATACTTCTTCAAAGGTGATGGAAGCAAGACGAAGTTCAAAAGGATCTTTATTATAGTCAGACAATGCAGTCACTGCTTCCTGTCTTGTGGCATAGCAACCGACTTCAATATAAATTCTATGTTGTTTCACTTCTTTTGAAAGCATTTGTTCCATGGTAGGATGTTCAATGACTTTTGCCCTTTGCTTGACCTGCTTCAATGCAATCTGTTCAGCAGTGGGATTTGGAACAATCTTCTTTGTTTTTCTGTCAATCCATTCTTTTTCAGTTGCAGAAACCCATTCCCATCCATCTGTTTTTTGTACTCTCCAAGGTTTCCTTCTGTTTCCTGACAGTTTGGTTATACTGCCCCATCCATTAGGCATTTTCATAAAAAATACACCATTCCTTTCTTGTAAAGAATGAAATGGTGTAATATAAATGTGTTTTGGTGACCATTTCATTCAAAACTATTGATTTTTACAATCCTGAAATGGTATAATAAGGGTTGGTCAATTCAGGATTGTTCTTTGCGGTTCATTCTTGATTTGATTGCTTCTGAATCCCTGGTGCTGCAACACTGGGGATTCTTCTTTTTTTTATGCTGATGTGGTAGTCATCAGCATTCTTTTTTATATTTGGGAATTTCGGTCATGTCAGCAAGATCACTGATTGCTTTGGTTTTACCTGTTTCATTAAGGTTGTTGAACTGCTGCAACAATTCAACAGCATCCTTTCCAAAATGCTTCTGAACCAAGTCAATCACTTTCACTTCTTCTGCTAATTTTCCATCAGGATTGTTTTCAGCATCCCATGCTTCACCAAGTAAATCAACAGGGGCAACTTCTAATGCCCTTGCAATTAGATCAATGACAGTATTGGGAATTTGAATCAGTCCTTGTTCATACTTACTGATTGAACTTTCTGTATAACCAATCAGATCAGCAAGTTCTTTCTGTTTCATTTTCTTCTTTTTTCTTGCTTGTTTGATATTCATGCCGATAATGCGTTTGTCCACTGAATCACATCCTTTCAATGTATCTTCACAAGATACTATAACATAAAAGTCAATTAAAATCAAGTAGTATTCTAAAAATATCAATTTATATTGACAATATTGATTGTTTGTGATAGAATGATACTGGTAATTGATGATATTACTGATTTGAACAAAGAAAGGAAGTGAAATAATGAAAATCAGCAAGGAAAAACTTGAAATTGCAATGGGGAATGCCCTTGTGACAGGAAAGGAACTGTCTGAACAGACTGGAATTGCACCTGAAACAATTACCAGGATCAAGAAAGGAAAGCAGAATCCAAAGCCTGTGACGATTGGCAAGATTGCAAAAGCACTGAATGTCAAAGTTGAAGACCTGGTTGAATAAGTGTTGCAGCACTGACCAGGCAAAATCAGAAGCAATGAAATCAAGAATGAACTGAAAGGATGGTATTGACCATGAAAAAAGAAAAAATGAATATTATTGACAATGTGAAACTTGATGACATCAAAACCTTCACACAAGCAGATGATGCGGTGGTGATGGTTTTGAAGGATGGTCAGGAAGTTAGATTTGAAGTGATGAAGGATGCATTTGACAGATTCCATTTTTACAATATGATCAATGAAATCAGAGCAACAAAGCAGGAACAGTCAATGTTGCATTTCACTGATGTCCATGGATTTGTGAATATTGGCTTGAATCACTTGAAATTGAATGAAATCAAACACATCACTGATGAAGCAGGTGTTGATGTAGATCCTTCTGAAATCAAGTCCATCATGCTTGATGGTATCAAAAGAAAAAATCTTTTAGCAAAGGCAGAACAGGAAGGAAATTTGAAGAAATATGTTCTGATTGCACTGGACAAACATCTTGAACAGATTGGAAAAGGTGGTGCAGTGCATGAATAATCTATCAACCACATCAGCACTGGTGAAGGACATCCTGACAGAAAATCCTGCATCCAGGGATTCTGATAACTTCCTTTTCTACCTGGTTTGCAAGAAATTACTTGCAGATCAGGGAATTGATATTGAAGACATGGGATTTGTGAAACTGTTCCTTTCCCTTCCTGCATACAACCTTCCACAATATGAAACTGTTGGAAGGTGCAGAAGAAAGATGCAGCAAGTCTTCCCTGAACTGAAATGCAGTCTTGAAGTTGGAATGACCAGGGCATCCAATGCAGATGCATTTGCAGAGTTTGGAAGGGATGGTGAATGATATGGAACTGAAAAACACATTGGATTGTGCAAATGATCTTCTTTTAAGGATGTTTCTTGCATCCACCAACAAAGATGGTGTGACAGATCAGATGCTTGAAAGAAATATTCCAAAATTCCAGTCTGCTGTTGTTATACAGTCCATGATAAAAGGAAATCACATCATAGGACATACAAACCAGGAAGTCTATGAAATGTATTCCTTTCTTGCAACAGAACTGAACATTCCTGCATTGTCCATGATTGATTTGTCCAGGACATTATGCAAATACTATGGTTTTGATGTTGTGGACAAAAAGGTGAATGGAAAAAAAGTCAGAATGTTTGACTTGAAAACATCAACAGATGTCCTATTTGAAAAAGCAACAGGTTATTCTTATGCTGAATATCTCATAAGAAATTTCTTGGTGAAGGAAAAGGTTCTTGGATGCAGAAACAGTGAAATTTATGATCAGTATGTGAAATGGTGTCATGATGACATGCAGCCAATTTCAAGATCTTTGTTTTCAATGTTTGTATGTGACATGTTGGATATTGCAACCAAAACTGTGAAGAAGGATGATATAACAATCAGAATATATGTGGAAAAGGCAGGTGCAGACCATGGTGACAATTCATCAGATCAGAAAGGTCTTGGGTGATGATGTCGCAAATGCTTTATATGAGCATTTCGCAGGTCAGCAACTGAATATTCCAAAGAAGCAGTCTTCCATGTTATATGAAAGCCTGGAAGACCGAGATGCATATATTTTCAACCTTTGCATCAAGTCAGGAAAGTCTTATGAAGAAGTTGCTGAAATGATGGGGTTGTCCAAGGACAGGATTTCCAAGATTATTGCTGATAGGATCAAGAACAGGAACAAATGAATGATGACCTGCACTGCATGTGGATGTGGTGCAGGTTTTTTTGTTGCAGATTGGTAAGGTAAGGGTAAGGTCAAAAAGTTGTAAGGTTCTAAAGAATTCAGAAAAATAATGCTGAATGTTTTAGATGATTGCTGAATGTTATAGATGTGTTGCAGATGTCAAAATTCACATCTTTTCCTTGATTTCAAAGGGTTGTTGCAGATGTTGCAGATGTTTATTATTTATAAGCACATAAAAGAAAAACATTAGTAATTTACAATAGTCTATAAAATATCTATATAAAGAAAATTACACATCTTATCTGCAACATCTGTCACATGTGCAACATGGACAAGATAAAGACAAGGTATTGTCACATTGGTCACACCCTAAAAAAATATCCTAACATTTCTAACACCCTAAAAAGGGGAAAAGAAGTTGTTGACATTCAAGTTGAAAATAGTTGCAAATAGTTGCATTCAGAAAACTTGTCAAAACTTGTTATTTAATTACTCAAGAAAACTCAAGTTTCAGAACTAATAGAGAATAATAGAGTTTCAGAAGCAATTCAATCTGCAATGGAAAAGAGATCTGCAAGGACTGAAATCACCCAGGACATGGTTTAGTTCATGATCAGTTCAACATTGGTTCAACATCTATTTCTGACATCTTGAACTATGAAAAACCCTTGTAAAATCAAGGTTTTTTGGATGTTGGTTCATGATGTTCAACATTCTTTTTATTTATTAGAACATAAAAGAAAAATAATGAAAATTTACAATGTTCTATAAAAAATCTATATAATAGAAAAATACATCTTGATCTTGAACCAAACGAAAAATGAAAAAGCCTGAAAGCCTTGATTTTACAAGGTTTTTCAGGCTTTTTTGTGCTTTTGAAAAGTTCCACATCTATATTGCATGTCGAACCAATCATGAACCACAAGGTTATAGCAAGGTAAATTTTTGCAAATAACTTGAATTGCGTTGATGATATTGATGATATTGACGATAATTGCTATAATATACTTGTCAGGCACTATAAAACTATGAAAGCGAGGAAACCACCTTTCAATCCTGTTTAGCCTGACAGACAGGGGTTTTATTGCATCCCTGCTTCTTATGGTTTCACTATTTCTTCCTTCTGCCCTGCTCATTCTCCAGGACTTGTCACCCTGGGGAAATGTTCAGGGTGGGTCACCAAACTGTTATATAAGCCTTATATGAAAGCCTGGTGACCCAATAAAACCCAATTTAATTTATACAGAAAGGATGGTGACTGCATGATGACAGAAAAACAGAAAAGATTTTGTGATGAATACCTGATTGATGGAAATGCAAAACAGGCTGCTATTCGTGCAGGTTATTCACCAAGGACTGCTGTTGATATAGGTCATGAAAACTTGAAAAAACCTGAATTGAAAAAATACATTGATGAAAGACTGGAACAGTTGCAATCAGAAAAGGTTGCTTCAATTCAGGAAGTGTTGGAATATCTGACTGCTGTGATGCGTGGTGAAACGGAATCTGAAATTGTTGTGACTGTGAAAACAGGATTTGGAAACAGTCACATTGTCAGATTCAAGAAACATCCTGATCAGGCTGAAAGATTGAAGGCTGCTGAAATGTTAGGCAGAAGATATGGTCTTTTCAAAGGTGATGTCACTGCAACAGTGGAACAAGTGGTCATTATCAATGATCTTGTTCCTGATGACTGGTAAATGTCACACTGGTGAAACACAAAAATGACCTGTTCTGCAAGAAAATCAAGGAAATGAAACTATCATACGGATAGTTCAAGGAAGGATGGTGGTGTAATTGGATGCATTAAAAGCAACCCAGGATGGATTGAATCAGATTTTGAAATTGCAGCAGATGAAGCAAAAGAAGATTTCTTCCATCAGGGTTCAAAGATACAAAAAACATGGTGTTTATCAGATTGCAGTCACTGATGAAGACCGAAAACAGATGATTGCAAAGGAACACAGAGATTGTGACAAAGAATGTTCCAGGATCTATGAAGGGATAAACCTGGAAAGAGAAAAAGCAGGTCTTCCTGCACTAACAAACCCATACAAAAAATGAAAGGAAATGATGAAAAAATGAAATTAGGACTTAAAGAAAAAATTGAAAAACTGATTGCTGCTTATAAGGCAAACTGCAAAACACAGGGTGATGCAATCAAGACTGTTCTTGAACCCTTCAAAGTTCCGTCTTATGCAAACAGATTCACCCAGGAAGGTCTTGCAGCAGAAATCAAGGAATCTATGGATGGAATTCTTTCTGATTGGAAGAAATATGACAAGGCACTGAATGACCAGGTTGCAACTGTGATTGCATCTGCAAAGAAGGAAATCATGGATGCACTTCATGTGAACAAGGTGGTGAAGAAGCCTTCTGACTATGCAATCAGAATTGCAAATGCAAGGGAATTCATGAAGGATGAACTTGCAAATGTGGTTGATAGAATGAATGCAAAACAGATTGCAGAATTGGATGCTACACTTGCAATGATTTTGAAGGATTTCATTGATGATTATGACACCATGAAGTTGTTCAGTAAGATGGTTGAAAAGAAGGTCATTCTGATTGATACAACAGGTGAATGTTCCCTTCCAAAGACTTTTGGAAAGATGATGAAAATTGACAGCATCATGAATACTTTGAATGAAGTGGATGAATGTGCAACTATGCTGTTCCTTCATGCAAGAACCAATGTTGATGAAGTAATCAGAATCAAGGGTGCTGTCTATGGTGTTCCTGTTGATGGTTATGGTGAACAGGTTGATGAAGAAAACATCATTGACAATGCATCTATCTTGGATGCACTTGCTGATGAAATTGACAGTGAAGGACAGTCTGAAACAAGTGGTTCAGGTCAGAAGATTGATGACCCTTCAAAATAATCTTCCCCATCCTGACATTATAAGTTCAAATCAAGGGGGAAACAGGTGAAACAAACTTGTTTCCCCTTATTTTACAGAAAGGATGGTGATGACAATAGAATTAAATCAAATGATCAGAACTGTTGAAGCAATCATCCCATCCAAATGTGATTTGTCCAATGAAGAACTGGTGGATCTTATTCAAAAAGGCATTGATGCAGACAAGAACATGGAAATCCTTTATGCAAAAAACATCAGATTCATTCTTTCTGTTGCAAAGAAGTATTCCAAAGAAGATACAGAAATATTGGATCTTATGCAGGAAGGATTTTTGGGATTGTATAAAGCAGTTCAAAAGTATTCCAATGACCATGGAACAAAGTTCCTGACATTTGCAGGATGGGAAATTAGGTCATCAATCAGAAAATGTGTTGTCAACAATTGTTCTGCTGTCAGATTTCCTGCACATTGTCAAGAAATGTTATATAAATACATGCGTTTTTTGAACAAGTACATAGAAGAAACTGGTGAAGAACCATCTGATGATTTGATCAAGAAAACACTTCAATTGACAGACAAAAATTTGAAAATGGTCAAAACCTGTCATCAAATGTCTTCTTGTGTAAGTTTGAATACCCCACTGCAAGCAGATGACAAGTTCAAACTGCAAGATATTCTTGCATCAGAAGAAGATATAGAAGAAGAAATTCTTTCTGAAATTGGTCAGCAGGAATTGAAAAAAGAACTTTGGAAGGAAATAGATTCACTTTCATCAGAAGATGCTTTCCTGGTCAGACAAGTATTTCAGAATAATAAACTTATTACAGAAATTGCCCCATCTTTGGGGATCAGTTATCAGGCAGCATCACAAAGAATGCAAAGAATTTTGTCACAGTTGCAACAGAATGAAAGAATCAGGGTTATTGGAAAAATACATTGGAATATAAAAACAGTTCCCAAGGAAGAAAACATTGATTCAGTAGAAGAAATCAAGACAGAAGAAATGGTGGAATTTGAAAAAATGTTTGAAAGCATGACTGTTGATATTTTCAAAGATCTACCACAAGAGAAAGGATGATATTTATGAATAAAAAAATGTTTGAAGATTTTCATACAAACCAAAAGATTTTGGAATGTGACAAGCAGACAATTCTGTTGCACATGAAGCAAATGCAGGAATTCAGTGACAGATTACCAAATGGACTTTCAGAAGAAACAAAAAGAAATTCTGATCTGTTCATTGCAGAAGTGAAAAAAGATATGGAAACGCTTGCTGCTGAACAGAAACAGGTGATTGCAGCAATTAACAGTCTTGAAGATATAGACATGCAGTTCTTGATGAAATACAGATATGTTGATGGTCTTCCAATGCCACTGGTGGAAAAGAAGATGAAAATGTCACATAGAACAGCATACAGAAGATTGAATGCAGCATTTGCAGCACTTGGTGTTGCATAATCAAGGACATGTCACACAGATGAAACACAAAATTCCTTGAAAACACAGGAAAATCAATGATTTGAAACTATCATCCGCATAGTTTGAAGGAAAGGAATCAGAAAAATGAGTGAAAGCAGATTAGAAAACAATAAAATTTCAGTTGCTACTGCTGCAAAGTTGCTTGGTGTATCTGAAAGATTTGTCAGAATTGGATTACAGCAGAAGGAACTTCCTTTTGGTTATGCAGTAAAGACATCAGGTCAATATACCTATGTCATTATTAAACAGAAGTTTGAAGAAGCAACAGGAATCAAAGTTGCATGATGACAGAATCCAATTTGCAAAGGAAAGGCAGGTGAAAACCATGGGAAGAAATGCAAATGTGAACACCAGGGAACTGGTAGAATTCAGAAATAATCTTGTCAGACTTGGTGACAGGCATGATGAATTCATGGAAGCATGTGCCAAGGAAATTGCAGCAAGACTTCTTGCAAAGGTCGTGAAAAGAACCCATCCTGGTCAATATCCACCATCCACAGGAAAAAAGGGCGGTACACTTCGCAGGGGTTGGACTGTCGGTGAAATTGAAAAACATGGTGGTGTCTTCCACATTGAAGTGATCAATCCTGTTGAATATGCTTCCTATGTTGAATATGGACATAGAACAAGAGATCACAAAGGATGGGTTGAAGGAAAGTTCTATTTGACGATTTCAGAACAGGAAATTGAAAGGGATGCACCTGTCATTTTGCAAAAGAAATTGCAGAAATATCTAAAAGAAGCATTAGGAAAGTAGGTGAAAAAATGAATAGTAACATTGAAGTGATCAGTGAAAATCTTTGGGCGGTCAATTTTGATTATGTAAAAATTGGTTACATCCAGGAATTATCTTTCAGCAATATGCAGTCCACAGACAGACTTGCAGTTCTGACTGATGATGGAATCATTGTTCTGAACAAGGCATTTGATTATTCCGCTTATGTTCCCTTCTTGCAGGCAGTCATGACCCTAAATAAAGCAGAACTTGTGACCAAACAGGGGTTTTGTAAAGTTATCAGGATCTTGGTTCCCAAAATCAAGGATTGGGATGACAAGAAAATATTGAATTTCATTTGGTCAGACAGTTCCATCACTGAAAACTGGACAATCTATCAGAATCTTTGCAAATGGGAATCAGAAAGAAGGAAAACAGAAAAGAACTGGAAGA